TACATCTTATGTTCTACGAATAAATAATAATGATTATGATATTCGAATTGGGGATTTTTATGAATCAGTTAAAAGAGGACAATCATCTGGTTTACCTGTTGAAGAGGAAATCCGACTCTCAGCAATACGTAGGTATAACAGTTGAACGTAGAATGAAACAAAGGTTTGGAGATCATAAAAGATCTAATCATTTTAAAAATGATGAATTTGAATACAAAATTCTTGAAGAATCTCCAGATAGATCTTATATAGAAAGCCGTGAAGAATACTGGATATCAAAGCTAGATACTTTTAAAAATGGATTAAATGGAACACCGACTGGTAAAGGATTTGGTCATCGTAGTCCAAAATTTACAACTTATGGCTATTGTTATTCAAAAGAATCTCGTAAAAAGATGTCAGAATCTGGTAAAAAAAGAGCTCAAAAAGAAAAAGAAAAAAGACGTAAAATTTCTAAAGATCTTTGGAAAAATAAAGAATATAGAAAGAATCAAGAGGGTAAAAGAAGGGGTAAAAGATTAAGACCACCCGTCTTATCTGATGATCAAGTTAAATTAATTCGTAATAAATTTGAATTGTTAAAACCTAAATTAATAGCAGAATGTGAAGAAATAAATCAAAATAAGAAAAATCGAGGATATCCAGATACAACGCCACATGGCCTTTTTGCAAAAAGATATCATGAAGATTATAGTGTTTCTTACGTTCTTATTCGGGATATAGTTAATTGGAAAACGCGGAAAAATATTTTACCAGCTCTATACAAATCTTAACTCCAAATGGATTTAAAGATTTTGATGGTATTGTTAAATATTGGCATGATCAATATTTAGTTTTTCACTTTGAAGGAGAGAAAAATCCAATTGACACTGCTTTAGATCATCGATTTATCATTGACAATAAAGAAGTTTTTGCTAAAGATATTCGAATTGGAGATTTTATATCTGGTAAAAAAATAGAGAATATTGAATTAAATAGTAATGGTGGTTATTTTTATGATCCATTAAATGTAAAAGATGGCGAAATTTATTTGCATGATAATGGAATTGTTTCACACAACTCGTTCCACGGGACGGGCGACACTCTCTTCAGTGGCGAGTCTCTTCTTCGACAGAAAGCGATAGAACCGATCGAAAAGAGAGAAGACGGATCTGTGAACATCTACACAAGTCGCAGTGTACCGAAACAACAGAATTTCGCCTATTCTCTTTCCTGACGTGATTCACAAGTATGCAAAAGCTTATAACAACGCCTACGTCGTCATCGAGTCAAACGATCAGGGAAGTGTCGTAACGAACGGTATGTACTACGATCATGAATACGAGAACCTGTTCATGGAGTCCACGGTAAAGTCAAAAGACCTGGGTCTTCGAATGGATCGTAGGACAAAGAGACTGGGGTGTTCGACTATCAAAGACCTTGTTGAAGAGTACAAGCTCGTCGTTCGAGACAAAGAGACGATTCGAGAGATGCAGACGTTCGTGGCTCGAGGTCAGTCTTTTGAAGCGTCGAACGGAAATCACGACGACCTTGTAATGACGCTCGTGGCCTTTGGTTACTTCGTGTGTACGAATCAATTCCTTGAACTCACTGACACAGACATCAAGAAGATGCTCTTTGAACAGAGAATGGAAGAGATCGAGCAAGACGTACTTCCGTTTGCAGTCATTGACGACGGCCTTGAATCGACGTACGAAGACGAGATACGAAGTAGACCGTGGATGGAGACCGGCATCATTGATTTTTGACTTTTTATAAATATTCTTAAGTGAATGTCGTATAATGAAAAAGAACGTATAAAAGGAGAGAATCCATGACGCTAGGTACAATCCCATCAGCATCACCAGCTGTAAACTTTAGGGAAGTAGACCTAACTGGACGCGTTCCAAACAGCCCAACGAGTATTGGTGTCTTTGCAGGTAACTTCAACTGGGGTCCTGTAGGTAAGCCAGTCATGGTGGGTAACGAATCCAGTTTGGTGAGAAACTTCTCAACACCGACTAACACTAACGCGGTCGATTTTCATTCGGCTGCGTATTTCCTCAAGTACACCGACGCACTTTACGTAATTCGTGAAGTAGACGGGGACTCAGCAGACGCAACAGCCGCAGTAAATGCGTATGCACTCGCTGATGCAACCGACGCTCCGTTAGTGAAAACAGAGGAAGACTTCGAAGCACAAGAAGCACTTCTTGATAATTTCTCTGGAGACTCTGACGGCAATGCTGTTCGAGGTCACAGCCTTATTGCACGCTATCCCGGTGCAATCGGTAACAGTCTCGAAGTTCAGTTCTGCCCGGGTGACTCAGACGGAACGGTCTTCACCAACTGGGACTATGAAGACTACTTTGACGGTGCACCTGGTACGTCCAGCTACGCGTCTTCTCGAGACGGTAAGTGGGACGAGATGCATGTTATCGTTATCGACAAAGACGGTGAAATCTCCGGCACTCCAGGCACCATTCTTGAAAAGTTCCCTTTCCTTTCTACCGCGTCTGACGCAAAGAAAGCAGATGGATCTACAAACTACGTAAAAGACGTGATCAACTCTCAGTCTGATTACATTCACTTTGCGTCTTTTGGATCTTCTCTTGCGTTTGACTCAGACGAATGGGGAACGGCTACGAACCTTGGAACAGCGACTACGAAAGGAACTGAGAAGGTCTTCACAGACGGTCTTTCAGTCAAAACCTTTGACTTCGCTTCTGGTGCAAACTCTGGTTCACTTGGTACAGACGACTATCTTCGTGCGTTTGACGAGATTGAGGACCAGGAGACAATTGACGTTGACATTCTCATTGCGCCGCAACTTTCAAGCGCAGTTGCTCAATCAACCGTCGTAAACGATCTCGTGACAACCGCACAGTCTCTGCGTCGAGACTGTATCGTAGTTACTTCACCAAACAGAACATCTGTGGTGAACAACACTGCGTCTCAGATCGTGTCTGACATCGTTGACTGTGCAGATCGATTCACGACTTCTTCTTACCTCGCAATTGACGGCAACTATCTCAAAGTCTACGATCGATACAATGACAAGTATATCTGGATCCCAGCTGCTTCTTCAACTGCGGGATTGATGGCTGCTACAGACCGTGTTGCAGCACCATGGTTCTCACCAGCTGGTACACGTCGAGGACAGTACCTTGGTATTCAAGATATCGCGTTTAACCCAACGAAGGCTCAGAGAGATACTCTCTACAAGTCAAGCATCAACCCGATCGTCAACCTCGTTGGTGAAGGAACTATGCTTTACGGGGACAAGACAAACCTCCGTAGACCATCAGCGTTCGACAGAATCAACGTTCGTCGACTCTTCCTCAAGATCGAGAAGGACATCGTAGCTTACGCTCGAACCGTTCTCTTCGAACTGAACGATGAGTTCACACGAGCAGAATTTGTCGGTGTTGTTGAGCCTTACCTTCGTGACGTTCAGGCTCGAAGAGGCGTGTACGACTACCTAGTCGTTTGTGACGAGACAAACAACACACCAGAAATCATTGACAACAATGAATTCGTGGCAAGTATCTTCGTTAAGCCTGCTCGTTCCATTAACTTCATCACCCTCAACTTCGTGGCGGTACGCACAGGCGTATCCTTCGAAGAAGTTGTTGGTACTGTATAATAGGAGGCTTCAATGGCAGTACTTAATGTAGATCAGTTCAAGAAGACGTTGAAGGGAGGAGGAGCTCGCTCCAACCTCTTCACCGTTGAGCTTGACCTACCGGATGCAATCAGCTTTGACGGGGAAGGTTCTCTTAACGAGTTCTCGCAGTTCCTTGTCAAAACCGCTGAAATTCCTGGTTCAACGATCTCACCGATCATCATTCCGTTTCGTGGACGTCAGCTCAAGATTTCTGGAGACAAGACGTTTGAACCTTGGACAGTAACTATCCTCAACGACGTAGACTTCACTATTCGTCGATCGCTCGAGTCTTGGATGAACTTCATGAACAACCACCAGGACAATCAGGGTGAGTCAAATCCAGTCAACTACGAAGCAAATCTCAAAGTTGCTCAGATCGATCGTAACACTGGAACAGTAAGAGACGGACAGCAGTGGACTTTTGTTGGTGCATGGCCGTCTGATCTCGCCGCGATTCCAGTTTCGTTTGACGCTGAAAACCAGATCGAAGAATACCAGGTGACATTCCAGTACCAGTACTGGACTTCTGATCGCACCTCATAAGGTATTCTTTATGAGATAAATAAGAGAAGAGGGGGATTCGTCTCCCTCTTCTATAGTACGTGAAAAAGGAAAGAATGAATATGGCTGAAGGACAAAGTTGGCTTCAGAGACTTTTTGGCTGGGAGCTCAAGTCAAAAGAAGAAGAAGAGAAAGAAGAGAAACGTAAGTCACCGTCTATTGTTCCTCCGAACGACGATGATGGTGCCGGTTACGTTACAGCTCCAAGTGCCGGACACTTTGGCCAGTACGTTGATATTGATGGTGACAAAGCAAAAGACAACTTTCAGCTCATCATGAAATATCGTGGGATCTCGATGCATCCCGAAGTAGACATGGCGATTGAAGAGATCGTCAACGAATCAATCTCTATCGGTGACAGAGAAAAAATCGTCGACATCATTCTCGACGACGTAAAAACTTCAGACAAGATCAAAGAGACAATTCGAGAAGAGTTCGATTATATTGCGAGTCTTCTCAACTTCAACGACAACTGTCATGATTTGTTCCGCCGTTGGTACATCGACGGTCGACTCGTTCATCATATCATCATCGATCAGAAGAATACGAAAAAGGGTATTCTTGAACTTCGCTTCATAGACGCCGCGAAGATTCGTAAGATTCGAGAGGTGAAGTGGAAGAAAGACGAACAAACCGGTGCTAAAATCGTTGACAAAGTAGACGAGTACTACCTCTATCAAGACAAGCCCGGTACACAACAGAACGGTCTTCGTATGACACCGGACTCCGTGTCGTATGTTGCATCCGGTCTGCTTGATGAATCTCGTAAAAAGATCGTATCTCACCTTCACAAAGCTCTAAAGCCGGTGAACCAGTTGAGAATGATGGAAGACTCACTTGTCATCTATCGACTAGCGCGTGCGCCAGAGCGTAGAATATTCTACGTCGACGTTGGTAACATGCCGCGTGGTAAGGCTGAAGAGTATATGAAGAGCATGATGAGCAAGTATCGAAACAAGCTCGTCTACGATACGAACACCGGTCAGATTCGAGACGATCGCAAACACATGTCGATGCTGGAAGACTTCTGGCTCCCACGTAAAGAAGGTGGCAGAGGCACCGAGATCTCTACACTCCCGGGTGGTGAAAACCTTGGACAGATCGACGACATTGTGTATTTCCAAAAGAGACTGTATCGTTCACTAAACGTTCCGATCAATCGTCTAGAGCAAGAAGCACAGTTCTCTCTGGGTCGTAGTTCAGAGATTTCAAGAGACGAGATCAAGTTTCAGAAGTTCGTCGACAAGCTTCGTCGTCGATTCGCAAAGCTCTTTCTTGAACTGTTGAAGAAACAACTGCTCTTGAAGGGCATCATCACTGAGCAAGACTGGAACGAGTGGAAGAACAACATCTACGTCGACTTTGTGAAGGACAACCACTTCTCAGAGCTGAAAGACGCCGACATTCTTCGTGAGAAGCTTCAGACTCTTGATATGGTGAACCCATACGTCGGTCAGTACTTCACAGAGGAATACGTCTACCGCAACGTGCTGAAGTACAACGACGATGAAATTGAGAAGCTTGAAAAATACAAGGCGCAGAACGCCGAACAAGAACCGAATGAAGAAGATGACGGAGAGGAATTCTCTTAAAAGCATCCTAAAATTCTCATTTGTATAAATATTACACAGAAAAGGAATTATGTAACATGCCAGATATAAAAGATTTCATCGATCAGATCGCAGGAGAAAAGTATGCCGAGGCTGGTGATACTTTCAATTCTCTTATGTCAGATCGCCTGGACGCTGCGCTTGAAACAGAAAAGATGAATGTTGCGTCTAGTATATTCGGTGAAGAAGAAACAGACGTCGAAGATCCAAATGAAGTAGATCTTGACGAAGTAGATCTTGACGTTGAGGACGAAGAATAACCAATGAAACTGATTGCTGAATACACTGATCAAAATCTCGAAGTCGTTACTGAAGCATCCGAAAAGGGTGGTAAGAAGAAGTACGCGATCGAAGGTGTATTCGCACAGGCAGACGCAAGAAACCGTAACGGTCGAGTCTATCCAAAACCCATCATGGAAAGGGCTGTTGACCGTTACGTTACAGAACAAGTTAAGACGGGGCGCGCAGTCGGTGAACTCAATCACCCTGACGGCCCCGGCATCAATTTAGATAAGGTATCCCACCGCATTACTGCACTCGAATGGAAAGGTAATGACGTTGTGGGTAAGGCACAAATTCTAGATACTCCAATGGGACAGATCGTTCAAGGTCTTCTCGAGGGAGGGGTAAAACTAGGTGTGTCAACTCGTGGTATGGGTAATCTTGAAGAAAAAAATGGTGTCAAGTACGTAAAAGACGACTTCATGCTCAGCAC